GTGAATTTAGATAGACCATCAGAAGAAGATGAATTAGGGGGATTCGTTAGAGTGATGGAGAAAGAAGTCATCTTTGTTTTTGATAAGTATAAAATAAAACGTAGATGTCAAATCATGAATATGTATATGCTATACGTTGAAGCTTAAGTTATCATCGCAACACTGCTATCAACAAATCAAAAATTTAAAGATGTGTTTATGAATATAGGGGATGTAAGAACAGAGAAGCAAATCTGTGTATATGACACAAGTTGCATAGTGTATAATAAAGCAAGAATTGTTGAGTAAGAGGGATTTTCTATGTTTGATATCAATAAAATTAAAAAGTTGCTAAAGAAATGGGTGTTGAAGTTAATCCTTCAGATGCAAAGACAAAAAACGGTATTTAAAGACCATTGTAAGCGTACGCACCGGCAAATAGAATAAGCTTCCTAGCTATAGTATCTCAGTAAGGAAAATCGCTCATGAACTTGCCAGTAGAGGGAATATCCGTATTAATGTAAACGAGTTATACGATAATGATTTATCGTGTTATCATAGTAAGGACATAAATTTACAATGCTTTTGAGCGACTTTTGTAGTACTAATTCTCATGACCGTATTGATGTTAGTGCGGTTGAGTGAATGTTAATTTTAAGGCTAGATCGCCGTAACCATTATCAACAACGTAAAGGTTACAGTGACGACTGAATCGGGAATAGATGAATGAAAGTCCTTGAAATGTTCGTCATCTAGCGCGCTATTGACTATTAAAACAAAAAGAACCCCGCCGTTATGGGATTCTTAATTTTAAAAAGTGTGTTATTGAATGGTATGAACCCCCTCGAGAGGAACTTATATCCCTTGATATAACCGTGATTTCAAGGGGTAAAGTCCCTAATGGGTCCCTAAAAATTACATTGCATCTAAAATATTCTTCGTTTTTTGTTCTTCTTCGCTGAACTTTTCTTCTAGCAAATGAGAATATATTGATGTAGTGATAGATATGTTTTTATGCCCTAACCGTTTTGAAATGTAATAAATCGAAATGTCTTTCGCTAATAAATACGAACAATGTGTATGACGCAAAGCGTGTGAGGTAATATATTTAATCCCTAAACTCTCACATGCTTTTTTTAAAGTTTTATTAATTGCGTTGATACTAATAAGCTTACCACCATCCTTAAATATATAACCATCATAACTAATCGTAGAGTTTTTAATAACATTGATTATATGACGTAAGTCATTTTTCCCAACAGCAACATATCGAGGTGATGAGTCTGTTTTGTGTTCGTCTATATACAACTCATTTCTGAATTCATTTATATACTCTAATTTCATTGATCGCACACCGCTAACACGACAACCAGTACAAATCATGATGTACAATGCTAGAGCAGATTTGGATGACTTATCTTTTAAATACTCTTTTAATGCTTTATACTCTTCTAAAGATATATATTTTTCTTCTTCTGATTTTGTTGTTTTACCAGCTTTGAATGTTATTTTATAAGTTGGATTTTTAGCTATTAACCCATCATATACCGCGTCTTCTAAAGCTGATTTAATAGCCCCGTTGGTTTTCCTGATAGTTTCTTTAGCGCGATTTTCTGAAAAGTCATTAATGAATTTTTGATACATTTGTTTATTTATTTTAGATATTTCAACTTTACCGATTTTATGGCGTTGTATGTGTTTTAATGTGAAACGATAATGTCGAAATGTATTTTCTGAAACAATATTTTCCTTATACGTTTCAATCCAATTTTTAAAATAATCCTCAAAAGTCAAATTATTTTCGAAGTTGAAACCTTGTCTTAATTCGTTTAATTTATCTAAACCCGCTGAATTTGCTTCCCTTTTTGTCCTGAATCCTTTCTTGCGGTACCGTTTCCCCTCATGCTTAAACTCATATTGCCACTTTTTTCCGTCGTAACATCGCGTCTTCATTCTATCCCTCCTCAAAAAAGTAAAAAAATAATAAGGGTACAGGAGTACCCGAGAATTATTCATAATCTTCCGGATTATATTCATATCCGTATTTTTCAGCATCTCTTTTTCTGATTGCTTCTTTTTCAGATTCTGATGCATTTGACCATTCCACTTGACCATTTATCCAATCATTATGCGCCTGAACATTAGCGTTATGTTTTGCTACCTCTTCATCGTATTGACTCGCTAAGTCTGACATTCTTTGCGCTTCTTCTTCGCTTAAATCACCATTTGTGTTTTGTTCATAAATTGATTGCTCTTGACCTTTTTCAATACGTAACGAACTTTCATAAGCTGCTGTTGCAGGACCTTCCATTACATTTCCTTGTGGTATAATACCATTCGTTACTGCACTGTTATAAGCATGTATCTTATCAATTTCAGTGTAATTGCCATAAATAACACTTTCTAAAGTTTTTCTGTCAGTAATGTTATTAACGTCAATTTTATTGTTAAACTGTTCAACTTTAACTTTCGAATTGTCTTCCTCTACATTTAGATTAGCTTTTACCTCTTTATTTTTCTTATCTTTATCAACGTTCTTTTCTTTTGATTTTGTCTCTTTTTTAGGTTCTTCCTTTTCCTTTTCATTTCCACACGCTGATAAAACTAATAAACTAGCGAACAATAAAAATATCAATCTATTCATGTTTTGCACTCCTTAAAAATTGTTTTTATATAAAGCGCCTTGAGGGCGCTAAATACTACAATATAACTTTTCCTGCTACTTTAATATCGTGACTACTATCAAAATGTAAATCAGGATATTTCGAGTTCAACGAAACTAAACGTATACCTTTGTCACTGATGAACACTTTTTTTAAATAAGCCTCACCATCAATAACAAAGATGCCGATTTGACCACTATTTATTTGCTTTGTTTTATCAACAAAGATAATCTCTTTATCTTCAAACAATGGTTCCATTGAATCACCGTTAACTTGCAATGCAAAGTCGTGGTTAGGTATGTGTCCGTTGTACTGCGTCGTGAACTCTACACCGTCTATTAGTGTTTCTCCAGTACCTGCTGAAGCATAACCGTATACAGCAACTTCTTCGGATATTATATTGTGTGAATTTATATGTAAGACTTTGTTATTTTGTTCATTTAATTGCTCATTAGCAAAGTCCAGTACGCGTTTTTGACGGGGAGGTGCGAGTTTAATTAATGTAGTGATTGATTCGCTAATTATTGTATCGTCTAAATCCATAAGATTTTCAGGCTTAATATTCAAACCTTTACAAATTTTTATTACGTTATCTACCTTCGCATTAAAAACTCCTCTTTCTAGAATAGAACGAACAGTCGTGTAAGCTAATCCGATTTCTTTTGAAAAAGCTTTAACTGACCCTGATTTCATTTCCATTAAATGTTTTAAGTGTTTTTCTTTTTCCATTTTTGGTCACCTCATTTCCGTTTCTACTTATATAATAACATGCGAAAAATCGTATATCAATATAAAGATAATAAAAAAATACGAAATTTAGTATTGACTCAGTACGAAAATTCGTATATAGTGTAGTTAAGCACTTCAAGAGTGCTTGTTTTCAAAGTCTAAAGTACGAAAAATCGTATCGAGGAGGAGGTACTATGTTGACTAACCTAGAGGAAGTCAGAAAACAAAAAAATGTGACTCTAGTGGATATCGCAGATTTATTAAAGATTCGATATCAAACAGTGTCAGATAAGATTAACGGTATTTCAGATTTTAAATTTGGAGAAGCCTTGCTTATTAAAAACACTTTCTTTCCAGAATATGAAATTGAATATCTGTTTTCGAGAGAAAAAGAAAAAGTCGCAACTTAAAGGAGGGCAAACAATGAAAGAACAAAAGTTGAGTAGAAGCCAAATTTTCCAAGTTTACAAATTGAAAGAGCAAGCATTCGAAGAACTTTACAAACAAGAACATCAAGAGTTAGCTAATGAAATTCTTCAATCAATAAAGAAAAAAGAACCAACGTATGAGGAAGCATACGCGGTCCTTAATCTTGTTCATGCAAAATTGCAATATGAATCTAATTTTGTTCATGTTTTACCAACTGTAAAGAAATGAACTCTATCTCATTATCAATTTTTACCATTGGAATACACCAACTTTTATCTAAAGATTCAAGATCATACGCATAATCAAAATATTCAACATCAAAATCGTAAAAAGAATTATTTTCTAAAAGGTATAGCATTAGGCAATTAGTTTCTTGCTTTTTGTAATGATTTATCAACTGTTTAAATTTGAAATTATCTTTCAGCACACTGTATTGAGATGTGATTTCCATATAGACTTTTTCTTTATCGTCTGAAAGTGAAGAAATGGTTTTAGGTTCTGAAAGATAAAATTCGTCATCCCAATAAAAAGGCAACACAAAATCTAATGTTACAAGTTGATTTTTCCATTTGCAAATTAATTTGTATGAAAAATCCAAATCAAAATCATTACTAATCAATTTAAAAAGAACATCCAGGTTTTTCAAATCTTTAATATCCATACTTATCACCTCCTTAGGTTGATAACAACATTATACACGAAAGGAGCATAAACAATATGCAAGAATTACAAATTTTCAATTTCGAAAAATTACCAGTAAGGACGTTGACAGTCGATGACGAACCATATTTTGTAGGTAAAGATGTAGCGAAAATCTTGGGCTACTCAAACACGAGAGACGCATTATATAGACACGTTGACGTTGAAGATAAGGACGTCGTGAAACTCGACACCCTTGGTGGTAAACAAAGTCAAACTGTTATCAAGGAATCAGGACTATACAGTTTAATCTTTTCATCAAAACTAGAATCAGCAAAACGCTTCAAAAGATGGGTAACATCAGAAGTTTTACCAGCCATTCGCAAACACGGAATCTACGCAACTGACAATGTGATTGAACAAACACTAAAAGACCCAGACTACATCATTACAGTATTGACTGAGTATAAGAAAGAAAAAGAACAAAACTTACTTTTACAGCAAGAAATCGGAGAGTTGAAACCTAAAGCAGATTATGTAGACGAAATTCTAAAATCTCCAGGAACTATGACAATAACTCAAATAGCTGCTGACTACGGGTTATCTGCACAAAAATTAAACAAGTTACTTCATAAAGCGCGTATCCAACGTCGAGTAGGTAAGCAATGGATTTTATATACAGATCACATGAACAAAGGTTACACAAAATCTGAAACAATTAATATCGTACGTTCCGATGGTACACCGGACACACAACCACAAACTAAGTGGACACAAAAAGGTAGATTGAAAATTCATGAAATACTAACAGACTTCGGCTATGAAGCAGAAGTAGTCGAAATTTAACACTACAATCTAACAACCAAATTAAGGAGGTGGCTAACATGGTGCAAACACTTCAGGTCACTGTAGCAATTCCAGATGGCTTTGTACTCATCGAAAAAGACAAGGTCAGAGAGTTAGAAGATTTAGCTAATGATCCTGTTTGGGATTTAAAAGATTTAAAACAGAAATTAAAGATGTCTTCTGATGACACAATAAAAGATAAACTCTTATACAATCCCAAATTTGAAAAGCAACTTAAAAAATTAGGGATTGCGCACTATCCTGACGACAGTTTTAATCGGTGGCGTTTTAATGCTAGAAAGATGAGTCGATTTATAGATGAAAACTTTTCGGAAATCATCAAATCAAAAGGAGGTGATTAAAATGAAAGCTAAATTTAAAACATTAATTAAAAAACTAACACACAGAAACTTACTTGTCATAAAAGTTAAAGATGAAAACAGTGTGCCTGAAGTTGTTTACAAAGGCAAAAAACTTAAATACAAAAGTAATCTAAAATTCTATTGGGATACAAGAACGGACATAAATACAAGCGGCTACGACGTCGAAATTGCACATTATGTTAAAGGTGCAGACCGTCGTCCCGGCAGAGTAGAAAAACTAGGATTCAAAAGTCCTTTTAGAAATTGAAGAGGTGATTAACATGAAACACATGCTAGCGTGGTTTGTGACTGCATCCGTAGCTATCGTATTGACAACTGTCTTAGCATTCAGTGGCGTATACTTCACCACACTGCTATTCATAGTAATTTTAGCAGAAGCGGTGACGTATAACTTAACTAAGCAGGTGTACGAAGTATTAAAAAAGACTGAGTGCTAATGGCAGTTAGCAAACAGTCGAGGTTGAAAAATTTGGAATAAATTTCAACCTAATTATAACAGATTAGGAGGAAGTAGCAATGTATTTTCCGAACGGAGAAGAATTTTCAGGAATTATTGAAGTAGAAGGCTTCAAATTCCGTAAACACGTTACTAGACAAGATGATTACATCTTAATCGAAATCGCTGACATGACATACAAAATCATCGCAGAAACGAAAGTATACGATGTCTCAGATGTAGACATCGCGCAAGAAGTTATCAGTGCAGCGTTGTATGACTACATCGAATACCAAACAGATGACTTAGACAGAATCATGGCACAACTAATTAAAAACTAGGAGGAATTAACATGGAAAACGAAAAAATGTTAATCACATTAGAAAGATACGACCAACTCATCGCAGAAAGAGCGGTTTACAAAAATGAAGCTCAACGTTTAGAAGATGAAAATATCGAGCTTAAAGCTCAAATTAAGGATTTGGAAGAAGAGAATAATAAAATTCCATCGATTCATTTCAACACACCAAAAACTACTGATGAAGAGGAGGTGTTAATCGTTGACGACACTATTTAATTTGACAGACGCGTATCAACAAGTTTATGACCTCATAGCTGAACAAGGTGATGAGACTGTGCTAATCGAGACACTACAAAGCATCAATGACGCTTTAGAGGAGAAAGCGGACGGATATGTAGCTGTAATCAAAACACTGGAAGCTGACAACGTCGCTATTGATGAAGAAATCAAACGCCTACGTCAACGTAAGACATCAAACCAAAACGGAATCAGCAGGCTTAAAGAATCATTGCAGTTCGCAATGGAATCAACAGGCAAAGAGAAGTTCAAAACGGCGCTGAACAGTTACAGTATCGCAAACAATCCACCGAGTTTGGACATTACCGAAGAATCGTTGATACCGTCCGAATATTGGGTGTCACAAGCACCGAAGTTAAACAAAAAAGACTTGCTTAAAGACATTAAGAATGGTGCTGATATCAAAGGCGTCGAAGTGAAGCAAACTAGAAGTTTGAGGGTGAGATAAGTGGCTGAACTAAACCTATATCAAAAAATAGCAGATGTTAAAGCCAATGTGGACGGTTTTACTAAAGACGCTAAAGGATACAACTACGATTATGTAGAAGGTAGCCAAATTTTACACAAAATACGTCCAAAGATGGAAGAGTACGGATTGATTATGTATCCATCTGTTGAACGTTACGAACACTTTGAAACTAAAAATAGTAAAGGTAAAACAGAGCATGCGGTTATGTTAGCTATCAAATATCACATTATCGATAGCGCAACGAAAGAAGAGCTAGCAATTGACTTCGCTGCTTTCGGACAACAACAAGATATTGCTCAAGCCTATGGTACGGCACTTACTTATGCCGAAAGATACTTTATTTTAAAACTCTTGAATATACCAACGGACGAAGATGATCCAGATGCGCAACAGAAAAAACAAAGATATACAAAGGCTGACAAACACGATATTGAAGTATTGAAAAACGAAATAGAAGAGTTTGCAAAAGCTGTAGGAGATACAGAACAAAACGTAAGGATAGGGTTAAACATTTTATCTTACGAAAAACTAAGTTCCGCAGACGCAATGCGAGCGCTACAACAAGTGATTGAATTAAAAAGACAATATGGAGGTAACAACCAATGATTAACAATGTAACTTTAGTTGGACGATTGACGAGAGACCCTAATATCAGAACGACACAAAGCGGTGTGACAGTGGGGCAATTCAGTTTAGCAGTTGACCGCCACTTTACAAATCAAAATGGTGAAAAAGAAGCAGATTTTCCAAACGTTGTCGTTTTCCGTAAACAAGCTGAGCTAGTCGGTAAATATTTGTCTAAAGGGAGATTGTGCGGTGTTGTAGGACGTTTACAAACTCGTAAATACGACAAAGACGGCCAAACTGTTTTTGTTACAGAGGTTGTAGCTGATTCTGTGCAATTTTTAGATAGCGGAAATAATCATCAGCAAAATAACACTTACCAACAAAACAGCGGATATCAAGCACCACAGAATAATGGTTATCAACCACCACAGCAGACGCAGCAAACAGCATATCAACCACCACCAAACAGTTACCAACCACAACAGAATAATAACTATCAACAGGCACAACCGCCGCAGAATAATGCATATCAACCGCCACAACAAACACAACAAGTGCCAAACGGGCAAAACCCTTTTGCTAACGCGAATGGACCTATCGACATTAGTGATGAAGATTTGCCTTTCTAGATGAGGTGATTTGATGTCACGCATTGTAAATCATCAACAAAATTATGACGGCACTTTTACAGTCGTCATAGACGATGTCGAATTGGGCAACAAAGAAACATTATTACTAGACAACAGGCTTGATGTAGAAGTCGAGGTCAAGCCCATTGATCCATACGCTATAACGGATAAACAAAGGCGTAAAATATTCGCCTTGTGCAACGACATAGAAGAGTATACAGGTCAACCTAGAGAATACATGCGCTACATGTTTATGGACTATGTATCGTTTGTCGAGGGTTACGACAGACTATCACTTAGTAATTGCAGCAGGACACAAGCAAATCAAGTTATTGAAGTGATACTGGATTGGGTTTTCCACAACGACATACCGCTCAACTATAAAACAAGCGACCTACTCAAGCAGGATAAATCATTCTTGTACTGGGCGACAGTTAATCGTAACTGCGCGATATGTGGTAAACCACACGCTGAACTAGCGCATTATCAAGCGGTAGGGCGTGGACGAAACAGACACAAAATAGACCATACAGATAATAAGGTACTTGCGTTATGCCATAGACATCATACAGAACAGCACAATATAGGCATGGACAGTTTTAACGACAAATATCACTTGCATGATAGTTGGGTCGATGTTGACGAACGACTTAATAAAATGCTGAAAGGAGGTAAAGTTGATGAATAAATTGCTAATTGATGACTATCCGATACAAGTCTTACCAAAATTAGCAGAAACAATCGGATTGAATGAAGCGATTATTTTACAACAAATTCATTATTGGTTGAATAACAGCAATCATCGATATGATGACAAGAAATGGATTTACAATTCATATCCGGAATGGCAAAAACAGTTCCCTTTTTGGTCGCTAATGACTATCAAAAGAGCAATATATAGCCTCGAGAAGCAAGAATTGCTAATAGTAGGCAATTATAACAAGGCTAAGTTCGATAAAACAAAATGGTATTCGATTAATTATCATACTCTCGAATCAATGATACTACCATCGTACCAAAATGATACGACGAGTGTATCAAAAAGAAACGACGGAGCGTACCAAAATGATACGACCAATACCATAGACTACACAGAGACTAACAAACAGAAAGAGACAGACGACGTATCACATATATTCCAATTGATCAGCAAAGAAGTAGAGATGATACAAAATCCACTAAAAGCACAAGAGTTAGAACAAGCGATAGAATCTTTTGAAAGTAACAAAATGGAGATTGTACAAGTTGCTATTGATTACTGTAAACAGAACAACAAAGGTATTAACTACCTTATCAAAGTTTTGGATAACTGGAGTAAAGAGGGCATTAAAGCGAAAGAAGAAGCAACAAAGAAGATAGAACCTAAAAAAACTAAAAAGAAAAATGACTTTTTAGAACAGAAAAGACAAGAGTTATTTGGAGGTTGATTATATGCCTATGACCGAACAAGAGGCTTTTCAACTCATATCTTTAGTGAGTGACAGCTACAATATGGAATTCCATAAATCCAAATATGATGCGTGGACATCAATACTCATTAAAGAAGGCGATTATGAAGCTTCAGTTAAAAAGTTGAAGAATTACATTAAAGAAAGTAAATACAAACCAACGTTAGCTGACGTCTTAGCGATTAAGCCCAAAGAGTTTGTAGCAGAAGAAAAACCGAAAGAAGAAACCCATCAATATAAATTGAAACATGATCCTGAATACGCTGAGGAGTGGCGAAAAGTTAAAGAGCGTGGCTTTCAATTGTTACAGGAGTTGAAAGCTGATGATTGATAGATTGAGCACCGAAGAAGCAATTCTCGCTAATTTGATGAAAAACCCTGACTTGTTCCCAAAATTCAAGTTAAGATCTGATATGTTTGTCGACGAGGATATACGTAAGATTATCGAGTTTATCAAAGACGCCGGTGTAGTAAATCCGAATGAGATTTATTTTAAGTGCCGTGACGATAAAGATTTCGTAGACGTTAAACGATTCACACAGATAAGTAAGTCAAACGGGACTGACCGCATGTTTTTTATGGACGACCAAATCAACTTGTTAGATGACTACATTACATGTAAGGCGATTGAAGGTTCGCAAAACTTTTTAAGCAATCCTAGCAAAAAGGACTTTGTCTATTTACTCGATGAGTTAAACAGTCTTAAAGACATCACAATCGAAAAAAGCAACAAGACAGATGAATTTTTGTCGCAAGTGATGGAAAGTGTTCTGAGTGATGAACCACCACAAACTATACACACCGGCTTTGGTAAATTAGATGGATTGATACACGGATTCGAGCGAGGCCAATTAAACGTCATCGCAGCACGTCCATCGATGGGAAAAACCGGACTTGCACTTAATGCGATGTGGAACATTGCGAAACGGGGCTATGAAGTATCATTTTTCAGTTTAGAAACAACAGGCGACATAGTTATTAAACGTATGATAGCGATGATTGAAGCTATTTCATTATCGGATATTAAACGCCCTTTTGAGTTAGGGACTGAAAAGACCTCTAAAGTTATGGAAGGGATCAACAAGATTAAACAACACAAGATAAACATATACGACGAAAGTCACTTAACACCATCGAGAATAAGAGAACAAGCAGCTAAACCATCAGACAAACCGCAAGTCATATTTATCGACTATTTGCAGTTAATGGAATCAGACGCACCAACAAACGATAGACGTGTTGATGTAGAGAAGATAAGCCGTGACCTCAAAATTATCGCAAACGAAACAGGTTGCATCATCGTGTTGCTATCACAATTGAATCGTGGTGTAGAATCTCGGAACGACAAACGTCCGATGATGAGCGATTTAAAAGAGTCTGGCGGAATAGAAGCAGACGCAAGCATGATATTCATGCTGTATCGCGATGATTATTACAACAGAGATGAAGCACAGCAAGAATCATCTGACATGTCTGAATTAGAAGTTATAGTATCGAAAAATAAAGATGGTGCAACAGGTACGGTTAAGTTTCAGTATTACAAAGCAACGCAGAGGTTTTTCACATGACCGTGCTAGAAATGAAAGAATTTTTAGGAGACCTCTACAGAAGAACATACAAAGACGACACGCTCATTCAAATCAATTTGGTACAAATGGGTTGGGCGATTGAAAGATTGCTTGTGAGCGAGCGTATAAGCCCGTTTGACGACTACGACGAAGTAAGCCATTTGATATACGACGAAATCGATTTTGAGCAAAGGAGTAAACATGAAAGAAACTAGAATAGAGATTTTTTATCAGGAGGGCGACAGGAACTTAGGTAATCCGAAAGGGTCATCACGTCCCAGATTTTCGCGAGGCGGGCATACTTACATGCCTGCGCCATATGTAAAACACAAAAAGTTTGTGGCTGATCAATTGCCAATCTTGATGGTTGATAAGCCTATCCGATTGACGGTTGAGTTTTACTTCAAACCTAGTAAGTCGTGGCCAAAGTATAAAAAGGAATCGCATATCGGGCAGCCGCACAGTATTAAACCAGACATTGACAACTTATTAAAAACAATACTCGATGCAGGAAATAACAAACTGTGGACGGACGATGTATTGATTTCCGATATCAGAACATTCAAAAAATGGGACAGTACAGCACGCACCGTACTGATTATAGAGGAGCTGAACGAAGATGATGTTTAATCTTTATAACGCTAATAAGGAGCCGGTTGTGGTTGTGAATAGAAATATTGATGGTCAGTACCGCGTTAAGGGACTAGCTGATACGCAGTTAGCGCATATCAATCGTACGACTGATGATATTGAGGAATTTAAAAGTACATTCAATTTATCAAGATTTGAGGAATTAGGGCAGTTGGATCTAACTGAACTATTGGATATTTAGGAGTGGTAAAATGGCGGAAAAATTAGAGATTTTTACAAAAGAGCAAGAAGAAAAAATGAAGCAAAACGGCATACCTAGAGCGATAGCAAGAAGTCGTGTGAGAAGAATGGGGTGGAGTCCTGAAGAAGCTGTCACTACACCTATCCGAGAAAAGCTTGTGAGTTATACGGATTTCCCAAAACCACCTACTCCTCCGAAAGTGGCTTATATGCGCTTTATGGATAGTCGTAAAGACAAGTCGCATTTAGTTAAGTACCCGCAGTCAGTAGAACCTAGCGATTTCTATAAATATTTGAAAAGACAGGTGTTGTGGTCATGAAGATTAGAAGTGTGGACGGAAGAATCATACTAACTGATGAGCAAGTGCAACAAATGCATAAAAATCAGTTAAAGCGTGGCCATGTATATAACAGAGTAATTAATTTAGGGTGGACAGTAGATAAAGCTGTCAGTACGCCAGTAAGGAGCGGAAAATGAATAATGAATGCGAATACTGTCAACCGTCACATAAAAGAAAATTTATCAAGTTAAGATTTTTCAAAGGGTTTAAAACGGATAACTATTTAAATTATTCATTGCGAATTGGAAAAAGTTTTAAATGGGCAAAATTTAAGAAACATAAATTGATGTTATTGGATCACGGCGAAGTGTGTGCGCATATAGATATCAATTATTGCCCAATATGTGGACGGAAATTAAAAGGAGACGCAAATAATGGAAATTAAAGACTTGAAAATTGGTGATAAAGTGAGTGTCGAAGTTGGTTCACAACAATTCAAAGATACAGATGATGAGAAGTGGGTTTACGAAACTATTTTCGGAACAGCTGAAGTGACAAAAGTAAATGAAACGTATGAATATGCGAATGTTATTTTTGAAAATGGAACTTATGGTGAAATCAACGCAGATGTGGAGTGGTATCCGATTCCGAGTAATACAAAAATTGCAACACATGAAACATCAGAGATAAATAAACCTCATCACTATATGTTTGAAGATGGTACTGAGGCTATCAAGATTATCAATATGATTGTGAAAAGGTATAAGCAGTCAATTGTCGCAGCACAAATCTATAACGCAATCAAATACATCGTTAGAGCGCCTTTTAAAAATGGGGTTAAAGATTTGAAGAAAGCAAAAGAAAGTATAAATTTTGCCATTAAATTTTGGGATGACAAAGAAATGGAGTATGAAAATGACAGATAAGTCACAAGCAAAATCTTACCTAAAACAACACTTTGGTACAAAGCGTTATTTATATCAAGACGGGCGTAAAGTAGCGCACATGCACATTGTAAATGGATTGTATTTGCTGCATGGCCATTTCAAAACTAAATTCACAAGATTGAAATTAGAGTTTGATAATAAGCAAGAATTTTAGGACTATCTTAAAAAACACGAATTGCATTTTGAAGAATCTAAACAGTTAAGTTTTTTTGAGGTGTGATAAATGATTTTATCTAACAGTGTAAGACAACGCTATCGCACTGATACAGCAGGCAAAACGCCGACAGAAATTAATCAGGAGTTACGCAAACGTGGCGTAAAAGGTTTTGTCGTAAACGTAAATCACAATCGCGTAACGATGTTAGTAGACAGACGCGATGTAAAACGGAATAAGGAGTGTATGAGATGTCTAACGAGTACAGAGACGCGCAAATAGTAAAACATGCACTGCAATATTATATAAACCGTCCGAATGCTAGTGAACTAGATTTGAAACGTGAGCAAAAAGTTTTGGATAAGGTAACTAATCAAGTAAAGGATATGCAAGAAAATTGGGATATAAAAAACAAGGAGGAACGAAAATGATTAAAATCTATAAACATGAGAATGACGAATTGGAATGTCACGTAAATTATGCAGGATATGACTTTAAATTTCAATGTATTAAAGACAATTATGGTGCTATTTTCGAGGGAAGTAATTCAACAGAGTATCGAGAATTTGAAAGTTATATCGACGTCGATAATGAAGTGTTAAGAAATTTACAGGATGTTATGTACAACATTGCTTCTGTATGCAACTGGAGAGAAAGCTTTGGGGAGGAACGATGATGAAAATTAAGAAAAAAGTAAAAATGAATTTACACGAGTTAATTCAGTGGGCGTGGGAGAATAATGTGAAAGGTGAAACTTTCACATCAAATTATGGAAGGGACGTGAAGTTTTATAGCGACGTCTCGTTCAACACCATGGAACCCATCTATCATTGGGACACTTTCACCGTCGAGGTAGAAGAAAAAATTACGGAGAGAACGGTTATTCCTTTGTTATTAGAAGTGTATGAGCATGAGGGAGAATTAGTTTTTTTACCTCAAAGAGAAAAGTCTATAAAAGACCTTCTAGAAGAGTCTGACCTTGAAGAAAATATTACTACTAAAACATTATACATTATAAATGATGATGGGACGCTAACGTTAATTTGGAAAGACGGTGAATTAGTGGGATGAAATTAAAAGTTAAAAAGAGAATGAATTTTTCTGAATTGCACCAGTGGGCAAAGGAAAATAACGTGAAAAGTAAAACATTTTCTAGCAGTAAATTTGTTAACGTTCATTTTGATGAAAATGGACGTGTTAATTGTACCAACGTAGGATTTTTTGACATTTTTATAGTGTGGAAAGAAGAAGAAATTACGAAAGATACAAGACTTGACCTAATTGTTCGATTTATTGGGCGAATCAATAATGATAGTTTGTACACAATTAACCATATGAGTATAAACGAACACTTATCACGCTTTGCTGACACACTAACAACTCACTTCTATGTTGAGAATGAGGATAGAGAGTTAGTCTTAATCTGGAAAGACGGGGAGTTGGTGGAGTAATGGAACACGGTTCAAAAGAATACTATAAAGAGCAAAGTAAATACTGGCATAACGAACTAATTAAATGTTCAAAAGAACGAGACGATCTAAAACGCAAATTAGACGATGTAGTTGATTTGTTCAACGCTCACTTACACCACAAAAAAGCGTGGTCGGACAATCCTTATTACGACAGAGTGCAACAGAGATTAAATAAAATTATGGAGGACGAATAGATGGAAGCACCTTATAAAATTCAATCAGAGATTAAAAAAAGAATTATTAAGCCCGAATATAAATTTGAATATATGAACAAATTAGCGGGTGAAACTTTAACACATGTCTTTCATGTAAATCTTAGTGTCAATTCATTTAATAAATTACCTGCAATAGTTTTTGTTTCCGAAAGTAAGAAGGTATTTATCCACTGTTTGAGAATTGATACAGATATGCAAGAAGACGAAGACTTAGCTGATATTGATGCTATTAAAAGGTATCAGATTAACCTTTTTAGATTTGTAAATATGTTACTAGATGATGAAATACAATTTGAAATACTTGATAAAGGAAAATTGCCATTCATCAACCAACAAGTGCTAAAAGAATATTTTGATTACAAGATAAATAAGCGAAAACAGGAAGAAGAAAAATACCGAAAAGAACAAGAATACAAAACATATTTAAAATTAAAAGAAAAGTTTGAGGAGGACGAGTGAATGACTAATGAAGAACTATTTGAGGTGTTTCAAGAAGCAATGCGTGAATTAGAACATTCTATTCGGCAAATTGATAACGAAGTCGATAGATATATTATTAATAAAGCTATTGAATTGATTGATTCGGTTGCATGGAAATATGAGGAGGACGAGTGAAATGGAGATAAGCCTAGCTGAAACTAGAGAACTTTTAACGATAGCAAAGAGAGTTACACCAGTATTAACACGAGAAGAGTTTGAAATGGTTGGCTTAATTTATTTAGGCGCGCTTGAAAGATTAGAAAATAATATGGAGGACACAAACAATGACTAATACATTACAAATCAAATTATTATCAGACAACGCAACAATGCCAAAACGTGAGCACGATACTGATGCAGGATTCGACATATACGCTGCCGAAACAGTGGTGTTGGAACCACAAGAGAAAGCGTTAATTGCGACAGATATTGCAGTGAATATTCCTAAAGGTTATGTTGGGTTATTGACTAGCCGTAGTGGTGTGAGTAGTAAAACGCATTTAGTGATTGAGACAGGAAAGATTGACGCAGGGTTTCACGGAAATATGAAGATTAATATTAAGAATGATTATATCAACTTAAAAGAATATGATGAGGCAAAAATAGACACTAACTACGGCGATGTTATGTATCCTATTTACAATGTCGATGGTCAAGCGTATTACGATAAAATTTATGATAATCCAGTATACAAAATCAACAAAGGCGACCGACTAGCGCAATTAGTTATTGTGCCTATCTGGACGCCAGAGCTAGAGCAAGTGGAGGAATTTACAAGTGAGTCAGCAAGAGGAGAAAAAGGGTTCGGGTCAAGTGGATTCTAAACGGGTCGAATTCGACGGGTTTAAGAAGGACATACTAACTAAAGTGAAAGAGGTGCTGCGTAAGTGAATATAAAAAAAGCTAAATCTAGACAAGAAGAATTTGAGTTTATTCAATATGTCGATACCGAAATCGGTGAAAAAATAAAAAAATGGGCTAATAACAAAGCACGTTTTTCTATAGCGTTTGTTGATTGGGAGTATCAATTAGAATTTTTTAACAATGGTTGGACAGAAGTTGCTAAACTTGGTGACTATGTAATAAAAGGTCACGATAGTAACTTTTATGCATTAAATGAGATGACGTTCAAGCTATTGTTCGATGTGATGGAGGAAGATTAAATGAAACGTATTTTAGACGCTTGTTGTGGTAGTCGAATGTTTTGGTTTGATAAGAATAACCGAAACACAGTTTTTATGGATAACCGTCAACTACAAACGAATTTGTGTGACGGTCGAAAATTAGAAGTTAATCCTGACATAGTGGCCGACTTTAGAAATATGCCATTTGATGATGAAAGTTTTTATATGGTCGTGTTTGATCCACCGCATTTGATAAGGGGTGGCGATAAAAGTTGGTTAGTACAAAAATATGGTCGGCTTAATGAAACGTGGCCAGAAGATTTAAAACAAGGCTTTGATGAGTGTATGCGTGTGTTAAAACCAAACGGAACACTAATTTTTAAATGGAACGAAGAACAAATAAAATTGTCAGAAGTTTTAAAGTGTTTCAGTCAAAAGCCGCTGTTAGGTAACAAACGAAGTAAGACACATTGGTTAGTTTTTATGAAAGGAGCAGACGAATGACTCAATACCTAATCACTACATTCACAGATTCAACAGGTCAAACTTTCACAGAAGCAACTAAAGCCAGAGAGAATCAGTCTTTTGAGGTTGTGGAAGCAGAAAGTAAAGAGGAAGCGATTAAGAAGTATGAGAGCCCTAAAGTTAAACAGCAAGTTATTGCATGCAATATGCCGGATTGGGCTTAATAAGGAGGAAACAGAATGATTAAACGAACAATCAACTTATTAGTAACGCTAGCGCTATACGAGCTAGGCAAACACCTAACAGAGCAATTAATCATCATACTAACAGCTAACGATGAGGTAGACACATTTAATCTACAAGATCATACACATTTAAATAGTATACGTGCAGAGGTGAGTGAGTAATGGATATTACCGCATTAAGAAATCAAACAGAAAAAAATAAAGAGAAAACATTTCAGCGTTCTAAAGATTACTGTACTTGTGTGATAAACAGTGCAATACATGAGGCAGCCGAGAAAGGTAAGTATTCAGCTAGAATAAACATTAGAACATTAAAGTATGAAATACCTGTGGTTATGAATGATTTTTATTACAACGTTACACGTGATGTTATAAACGCAATAAATAAACAATATACCGAATTGGGTTTTAACGTTAAGTTCAGTAGTACATTTGGAATGACTATAGATTGGAGTGAACAAAATTAATGTGGATTATAACAACGATTATCTTAGCACTGATTGCGTTAATTCTATTAGCTGAAAACAGTGCGCTAAAAACCAAAAATGAAAGTCTTAAATACACAATCGTTTATTTACAAACTAAGTTTAAAGATGATGTTGACTATAACGAGTTAAAACGAATTACTGATCAATATAAATAACGGAGGGAAACATGACTGAGATTAAACCTGGAACTTTCAGATATATAGAATCAGAAATATATAATCTTGAACAAACGAAAGAAGATATTAAACGTTTAAGATTAGAGATATTTAATCCTATGCAATCAGCAGATGAGAATATCGTGTATGGTCCGCTTCAATCAGGTGAACCGACACGTACTACTGAATTGATGGCAACACGTTTGATGACTAATAGAATGTTACGAAATCAAGAGGAAATGGTACAGGCAATTGAACGTACGTATAGCAAACTATCAGATGATTACAAGAAAGTCATCTATCTTAAATACTGGGCACCACAAAAGTATAAGATGGAACACATTGCTGATGAATGTCATATGCATAGAAATACTGCAGGCAAAATACGTAAGAACTTTGTTAAAGCAGTAGCACTTGAGGTAGGAATGAAATAAGCGTGTGCATAGCGTGTGCATAGAGCGTATTATTTCATGGTATTATAGTAGTGTGGAAATCAAAGAACATACTATATTATTTAGGACTGGGGATATACCTCGGTCCTTTTTGTTTGGAGGCAGGCAATGGAACTGAATAAGTATCAGTCGCTTAAAAAACCGTTAGACAAACAATCGCATTTACTTATGTTAATGCAATCGGTCGGCGAGTTGTCTAATGTATATCAATCAGATGACAACGATATAGATCGTTTAACTTTAGTGCTAGGCGATGTGCTAGAACATATTACATCTATTGCGACATTAAACAATATTCCTCTTGATGTTGTGGCAGGACTTAGCGTTAACTCATATCAACCTGAATTACACAAAGTGATTAACAAAGGTGACGCAGTTACGTTTAACAAACAGAAGTACATTGTGCATGACATCATAAGTAATCAAGTATTAATTGCTAACCAAACAAACGATTTAGTTGTCGACATTAAAGACATTGGAAGGTGATTGTAATGGCAATCATGAGACGATGTAATCATCCGACATGTAATACATTAATACATCATAACGAACGTTATTGTGATAAGCATAAAACGTATACAAACGATAAATACAACGATGAAAGGCAACGTAATGATCCAGAATATTTAAGATTCTATAAATCGAAGCAGTGGCAGAACATGCGTGAATTAGTGATGTTAGAGAATGATTATTTATGTAAATCATGTGGACGACAAGCTGATGTTGTAGACCATATTATTCCGACAAAAGTTGACTGGTCAAAAAGATTAGACAAAAACAACTTACAACCGTTATGTAACGAATGCCACAACAGAAAAACAAAGAGAGAAGTCCCCCGCGCAAAATGACGGGGGTGGGGAAGAAAGGCTCGGAGAACGGCGCCCACTCTTCTTCTTAAAGATTTCCCTTTATTTTTTTATTTTTAGTAGGAGGTGCTAATTTATGGCTGGAAGACCTAAAAAATTACTTCTTAATTCGAACAAAAATTATACGAAAGAAGAAATTATCGAAAAAGAAAGGCAAGAAGCTGAATTGAATAAATTTTCTAAAATAAGCAATGAACCACCTGAGTTTTTAGATGAAATCGCTAAAGAGGAATACAGACGTATTATTCCGCACATGCAAGAATTGCCGATTTCAACTTTAGATCAAGCGCAAATTGCACAGTATTGTAGTTTTTACAGTGATTTTGTACAAGCGAGTGAGTTGATAACTAAAACAGGTGGTGTGGTTATTGAAACGGAGAAAGGTTCAAAAGTTAATCCCGCATTTACAGCAAAAGAGAAAGCCGGTACACGAATGCAACAAGCAGCAAACACGTTAGGATTAACGATTGATAGTCGATTGCGTATCGTTGTGCCAGAAGAAAAAGAAGATGATGACCCATTTAAACAATTTGTGAGTGATGAGTAATGGATTATGTAACACTTTACGCTCAAAAAGTTGTGAGTGGGGAAATATTGGCGAGTAAAAAGAATATTGCGGTGGCGAGTCGCCATTTAAACGATTTGAAAAACCCACCAAAAGATTGCTACTGGGACGTAGAAAAAGCAAATAAGGCTATTAAATTTATAGAGATGTTGCCTGACCCGAAAACAAACGAGCCTATGCCGCTAATGTTATTTCAAAAATTTATAGTAGGTAATATATACGGTTGGCGTAGAAAAGGCGGGTTTAGAAGATATACAAAAGCGTATATCAGCATGGCAAGGAAGCAAGGTAAATCACTAATTGTGTCAGGCATGTCTCTCAACGAATTGTTATTCGGTCAATACCCTAAGTTTAATCGTCAAATTTATGTGTCATCTTCAACGTATAAACAAGCGCAAACGATTTTTAAAATGGCGAGTCAACAAATCAAATTGCTACGCTCTAAAAGTGATTACATTCGAAAATCGACAGACGTACGCAAAACGGACTTAGCACACATTGCATCAGAAAGTGTGTTTGAACCACTGTCAAACAATCCTGATGCGGTAGATGGTAAAGACCCTACTGTTGCGATTTTAGATGAGTTGGCAAGTATGCCAGACGACGAGATGTATTCGCGTTTTAAAACAGGTATGACATTGCAAAAGAACCCTCTCACTCTTTTGATTTCGACAGCGGGCGACAACTTAAACAGTCAGATGTATCAAGAATACAAATACATTACTAAAATCCTTTCAGGGGAAGTTAAGGCAGACAGTTATTTTGTTTATTGCGCTGAAATGGACTCAGAAGACGAGGTTAACGATGAATCACAGTGGATTAAAGCAATGCCACTACTCGAATCAAAAGATCATAGAGATACTATACTTCGTAACATTAAGTCAGATATTCAAGACGAGCTTGAAAAAGGTACATCGTTTCATAAGATTCTGATTAAAAACTTTAACTTGTGGCAGGCGAACAAAGAAGATAGCTTAATTAATATTTCCGAATGGGAATCAGTCGAAGTTAATAAAAATGAATATAATCTTTACGGTCGTGATGTTTATATTGGTGTCGATTTATCGCGTTTAGACGATTTGACTTCTGTCGGTTTTATTTTCCCAAACGATAATGAATCAGTATTAATCGATAGTTATTCGTTTGTAGGTTTACGGACCACATTAGAACAAAAATCGAAGCGGGACAAGATTAATTATGAATATATAATTAATCAAGGCGAAGCGGAAACAACAACTTCAGAAAGTGGCATGATTGATTACAAACGTGTGATTGAATACATTTTGCAAGTCGTTGAAGAATATGATTTAAATGTTATAGCTGTTTGTTATGACCCGTGGAATGCACAGTCGTTTATTACGAGTTTAGAAACGATGATGATTGATTGGCCATTAATAGAGGTTGGACAAAGTTTTAAAAGTCTATCACAAACAATCAAGCAATTTAGAATGTGGGTAGCAGATAAAAAAGTAAGGCATTTTGGAAATCATCTTCTTACAATTGCCGTTAATAACGCGGTATTGATGTATGACGGTGAGGATAATGTAAAAATTAATAAGAAATTGAACAGACAGAAGATTGACCCTATCATTTCAGTCGTGACAGCATTCAGTGAAGCTAGAATGCATGAGTTCGAAACAGATTGGTCATCTATTTATGAAAGTGAAGAATTTGGTTTTTAGGAGGTGACAATATGGATTTCGATAAAATATATACGTTTTTAAAGTTATTGGTTGCTAATATTGTTAGTATCTTTTTTTTATTGGGATTAATCACGGTCAATATTGCAGTATACATCGGTTATGGCACAGTGATTGGATTAATTGTAACAGGTTCATTCCTGATTATAATCGCACTGATTATTGACCGCGAATCTAAAGAAAGGAGGTAAACTAATTGGGAATCTTTTATAGAGAAAAACGAGATTTACAATATAACGAAGATGATTTGCAAATGATGGTACAAACGTTGCCTGGCTTTCAAGGTCAACCCATACGAAACTATACAGATGTGGAAGCTATTCGACACAGCGACATCTTTACTGCTGTTATGATGATTGCTTCTGATTTAGCACGAATGCCGATTCGTCTAACGAACAATGGTGAGATTGATTTTAATAATAAGATTACTAAACTATTAAACATTCGTCCTAATCCTTTTTATAACGGCTATATTTTCAAATTAGTTGTGTTTGCTAATTCATTGTTGACTTCTCATGGGTACGTTGAAATCGCAAGGGATAACAAAGGTAATCCGATTAATCTCGCATTTCGAAAAACGTCTGAAATCGAATTGAAATTAAGTCCATCGGGTCGTTATTTTTATGAATTTAAAAAGATTGACGACAATGGCAAATCGACGTCAAGAAAGATTAAGTTTGAAGATATGATTGACATCAAGTTTTATTCTTTAGACGGTATCAACGGATTGTCTGTACTCGACACTTTAAGTAAAACTATTGATGCAGACAACAACGGTAAAGACTTTCTCAACAATTTTTTGAAAAACGGTACACATGCCGGCGGAATCTTGAAGATGAAAGGCGTTTTAAACAACAAAGAAGCGCGTGATCGTGCTAGAAAAGAATTCTACAAAGCGTTTAGCGGAACAAAACAGGCTGGAAAAGTTGTTGTATTAGATGAATCAATGACTTTTGAGCAATTAGAGGTCGACACCGAAGTTTTGAAGCTCATTCGTGAAAATAAATCTTCTACACGTGAGATTGCAGGCGTTTTTGGAATACCACTTCACAAATTCGGTATTGAAACAACGAATATGAGTATTACAGATGCAAATCTTGATTACTTATCAACGTTAAAGCCATACACAACATGTGTGTGTGCAGAGTTGAATTTTAAGTTCAATGATGAACGCAGTGATGTCATTCGTGAATTTAAGTTCGACACGACTGAAATACGTGTGGTTGATGAGAAAACGCAAGCTGAGATTGACAAGATTAATCTTGATAGCGGTAAAACGAACATTGATGAAGTTCGTAAACGCGACGGTCTACCTCCTATTCCTGGTGGAAAGGGTAGCATACATCGTGTGGATTTAAACCACGTAAATATTGATTTAGTTGATGATTATCAGATGAATAAATCGCGTGGTACTGATAATAAATTGAAAGGTGGTGAGGAAAATGGAGAAGGAGACGAGAACAGGTAATATCGTTGAAGTACGTTCTAACGACGATAATGATATGTTTATTGAGGGCTATGCACTAAAATTCGATACGTGGTCGGAAAATCTAGGTGGTTTTAAAGAAACCATCTCAAAACAAGCGTTAGAAAATACTGATTTATCAGACGTACGTTGTTTAGTTGACCACTTGCCATCTCAAATCATTGGTAGAACGACGGCGGGCACACTCGATTTAACTATTGATGATACAGGTTTAAAATATCGTTGTAAACTACCTAACACGACATTCGCGCGAGATCTATACGAAAATATGCGTGTAGGTAACATCAATCAATGTTCATTTGGCTTTATGCTTGATTCCGACGGCGATGAAATGCGCTTTGATGAAAAGGAAGGTATTTACAAACGTACATTAAAGGCAATTCGGGAACTGACAGATGTGTCCGTTGTAACATATCCCGCTTATAAAGACACAAATGTAAAACCGGCACTCAGAAGCATCGAAAATTTTGAACACGAGAAACGCAAAAACGAAATCAGACAACGACTTGAAAAAATGAAAACTCGGTGAAGTTGAACACCGTAAAAAATACAACCATAAGACGTTTTAGACGTCTGTTTTTTTATGTAAATTTTAGGAGGAAAACAAATGGATAAAATTGAAATTTTGCTTGGAAAAATTGAAGATACCAAGCGTCAAATTGATTTAAAAGTTAAATTTGCAACACGTGCACTTGACAATGACGAGTTAGAAAAAGCGGAAAAATTAGAACAAGAAATCGCTGATTTACGTTCTGAATTGAAAGATAAGGAAGAAGAATTAGCGAAATTGAAAGAAGAAGAAAACGCAGACCCTGAAACGGTTACCGTTCAAAATGATGGACGTTCTACACGCTCACAATTCAACGCATTTGATTTAGGTGTAATGCCTGAAACGAAAGTAACTTCACAAGAAGTGCGTGACTTTAAAGCTTATTTAGAATCACGTGATGATATTAAAGGTGGGTCACTTAAAACTGATTCGGGCTTTGTAGTAATCCCTGAGGAAATTGTTACGGACATCTTTAAGTTGAAAGAAGTCGAATTCAACTTAGATAAATATGTAACAGTTAAAAAAGTTACTAACGGCTCAGGTAAATACCCAGTTGTGCGTCAATCAGAAGTCGCTGCGCTTCCTGAGGTTGAAGAACTTGCTGAAAATCCTGAACTAGCCGTAAAACCTTTCTTCGAATTAGCATACGACATCAAAACTCGTCGTGGTTACTTCCGTATTTCTCGCGAAGCAATCGAAGACAGTCAAATCGATGTGTTGAAAGAGCTTAAACTTTGGTTAGCGCGCACAATCGCAGCAACTCGTAACAAAGCAATTATCGATGTGATTCAAAATGGCGGACATGGCGAAAAAGGTGGAAGTACTAAACTTCAAACGATCGTTGCTGACGGTATTGACGGATTGAAAGATGCAGTGAACTTGAACATCAAGCCGAATTATGAGCACAACGTTGCAATTGTGTCACAAACGATGTTTGCAAAACTAGACAAATTGAAAGACGCTAACGGTAATTACTTAATCCAACCAGACGTGAAAGAAAAATCACAACAACGCTTGTTAGGTGCTAAAGTTGAAATTTTACCTGACGAAATGCTTGGTGAAAAAGGTAATGAAAAACTTATTTTCGGTAACTTAAAAGATGCATTAGTATTATTCGACCGATCACAATATCAAGCATCATGGACTGACTACATGCATTTTGGTGAGTGCTTAATGGTAGCAGTGCGACAAGATGTGCGCATCTTAGACTACAAAGCAGCTATCGTTATCGACTACAAAGAGTCAGAACCTGAAGAAGATGGATTACAAACAATTTAAAAGGAGGGAGTAAACAATGGCTAAGTACAAAGTATTAACTAGCTATAAAGACAAAGAGCTCTCTCGTATTCTGAATGTAAATGATGTGGTTGAAATGACTGTGAAGCGCGCAAAAGAAGTCAATGAGAATTTGAAACCTAAAAATGGAATTCTAGAACGCATCGACAATAAGTAGGTGAATGCAGTGATTAACATGGAGCTTTTAAAAAAGCATTGCAAAATAGACCACAACTTTGAAAATGACTTACTGACAATGTACTACGAGTGGGCAAAACATGATATAGCAGCAGCAATCACTGACGACTTTGATTGGTTAGAAACGCAACCGCTTTTTAAAGCTGCTATATTCCCGCTCACTGCATACTATTTTGAAAATCGGATTGCATATACTGAACGAAAATTAGACTATGCGCCGCACATGGTTTTGAGTGTAGTGCATAAATTGAGGGACGCTTATGCGGTTCGATTCGAATAGATTAAATGAGCGTGTGACGTTTTATGAAGATGTCAGTAAGTCCATTAAAGGGTTACCGCAAAAACCGATTACTAAAGAATTGTATAGTTGTTATGCGTCTGTACAAGATGCAAAAGAGTCTGATACACAAACGAGTATTCAAAACAGTACAGAATTTATCAAGACAATTATTATACGTGATCCGCGCGGTGATTATCACCCGACGAATAAACATTACGTATTACACGATGGTAATCGCTATGATGTTGTTTATGTAAAAAAAGATTATCAAGACAAATCCTTTATACGTGTATATTGTAAGGTTGTGATTTGATGTCCGCAAAAATTAGCAGAAATGATATAGAACAAGGTCTCATGCGACAACAACTTAATTTTAAGGCTAATCAAAAGCGTGTGTTACTTGCAGGAGCAATGTCATTGATTCCTGCATTAAAGAAAAACACGCCATTGAGTGATAGAAAATCACATGCTAAAGACCATATATCAGTATCTAATGTAAAAACAGATAAAGACAGTGGAGAAAGCTATGTAACAATTGGTTATACAAAAGGTTATGCGCATCGTATACACGCGACAGAGTTTGGAACACTGTATCAACAACCACAGTTATTCATTACAAAAACAGAAAAAGCAAATAGAGATACAGTCTTTAAAGCAATGTCTACTGCTTTCAGGAGGTTGAACAAATGAATATTACAGAGTTGATTTACGATACTATTGTTCAAAACAAAGACATAACTATTGAGGAAAATGTTTTTAGGTATGTCGTACCTCAAAACTTTCACACACATACCGACAAACCTATTGTCAGAATTGTACCACTACCTTACCACGCTGATGAATATGCTGATGATACTGAACTTACGAGAGAATACGATTTTCAGATAGATATTTGGTGGTCATCAGATGAACCACACAATCAAGCTGAATTGATTGTACAAGCATTAAAAAATATAAATTTTAAAACTTATTATAGAGAACCTTTGTACGAAGTTGAAACACAGACGTTTCGAGAAATTATTCGTGCAAACGGTTCTCTTTTAATTCAGGAGGACTATAAATGGAAAAATTAAAATTAAACTTGCAACACTTTGCGGAAGCGACAGGTGTTTCCGGAATCGCAATTGGTGTCACTAATTTTTATTGGGCGCCGATTAAAACGGATGACGGTTCGAAGTGGGAAGTTAAAGGTGGACACCGTACACGCTTCTTAAAAGAAATCGAAGTAGACCGTCCACAAGAAACCGAAGAAGAATACGGTGACAACATTGTTGCTGCAACTGCCGTTTCTAATGGTAAATTATCAGTTAAAACGACATTCGTATCGATTCCGTCAGAACAAAAAGCATTTTTAGCGGGTGCTAAAAAAGGCGAGGGCGGTTTTAAATACGGTGCAAACGATATTCCACCAGATGTTGCGGTTGTGTTTGAACGTACAAACCATGACGGTTCGTCAGAATGGGTAGGATTATTTAAAGGTAAATTCACACGTCCATCTCTAAACGGTCAAACAAAACAAGACAAAGTCGAATTCCAAAACGATGAAGTAGAAGGTTCATTTGTTGACCGTTTATTCGACGAATCATCACATGTGACTGGATTTGATAAAAAAGGTGAGCATAAAGGACGTGACTATGTATTTACTGAAACATTTGGCAAAACGTTTGACGAGTTTATTTCTGATTTAAATCAAGAGTTAGAAATTGACGAGGTTGAAAAAAAGATGCCGGGAAAGACCTCTGAGGAAAGCGTTAGAAGTGTAGCGTTTTCCAAAGAATCAACAACAATCAAGAAGGATATGACTGAACAATTAGTAGTGACAACTGTGCCTGAGGGCAAACCAGTTAAATACGAAGTGACTGACGGCGAAGAGTACATCAGCGTTAATTCAAACGGCCTTGTAACAGCAAAAGAAGTGGGAAGCGCTGAAATTACTGCAACTTCAGGAGACCAAAGCGACACTATTAGTATTGAAGTACAAGAAGATGAATTACAAACGATTTAATTAAGAGGGGATAACCCCTCTTTTATTTTTGCGCAAAAATAAAAAAACGAAAGTAGGAATAAAAAATGGCAAGAACTTCAATTGAATTAATTACAGGTTATACAAAAACAGGTAAACCACAAACTAAAAAATATTTTGCGAAACCAAGCCTGTCACTTTTTGACACGCTTCAAGGTTCAAAATTATCTGCACGTGTTTCGAAATCGTTTAAAGAACCGGATTTCGAAGAATTGACACAAGAAGAATTAGAAAAATTAAGTGAAATAGAACAAAAAGAATATCAAGCAAAAGTAGCTGAACATCAAGAGCGAGTCGTTCAACAGCTTGAAATCCTTGAAGAAATTTCTGAATTTATTGTTGATGGCTTCGGTAATCAATTCACTTCTGAAGAATTACAAAAAAGTATTTCAGCAGGCTTTGAAGGAATCAAAAATTTGATTGGTTTATTAGAAAAATTAATTTCAGGAGACGTAGACGATACAAAAAAGTTCGTGACAGAGCAGAAGAAATAGATCCTGAAGATTTAACGCCGGAAGGACGATATAAAAACTATATGAAAGTTGCTAGACAACTTATCGAAGATGGCATGGACCCTGAAAAAGTGGCGAACATGCCTATTCATTTCTTTTTAGAAATCGTAAATAGCAAAGTCGAAACAAAGAAAAAAGCAAAAAGTTTTGCAGATATTTTTTAAGAAAGGAGGTTAATTTATGGCGAGTCCTATTGGAAATATGGTCATACGCGTTGATTTAGACGGTGCGGGCTTTAATAAAGGTATTGCAGGTTTAAATCGGCAGATGCGTATGGTATCGCGCGAAATGAGCGCAAATCTATCGCAATTCGGACGCTATGACAAATCTTTAGAGAAATCAAGGTTGAAAGTTGATGGATTAACTAAGCGTCAACAACTTCAAACACAGAAAGTTAAAGAATTGAAAGCGCAATATAATCGTTTATCCGCTGAAACAGGAGAAAATAGCGCTAAAACACAAGCTGCAGCATCAAAATATAACGAAGCATATGCAAAATTGAATTTATATGAGCGTGAGTTACAAGAAGCAACTAATGAAATGAAGCGAATGGAAACGCAACAACGTGCTTTGAATACTTCTATGGGTAAATTGGGTGCTAAGTTGTCTAGTTGGGGTCCTAAACTTCAAGAAATTGGTCGAAATATGCAGTCGATCGGTCGAAGCATGAGTTTGTATGTCACTGCTTCAGTTGTTGCGGGTTTCGGTGCGGCAGTTAAAAAAAGTATTGATTTTGACGATTCAATGCGTAAAGTAAAAGCCACATCAGGTGCTACAAGCGGTGAGTTTCAACAATTACGTGATAAAGCTCTCGAAATGGGTGCGAAAACTAAGTTTAGTGCTAGTCAATCAGCTGAAGCTTTGAATTACATGGCGTTGGCAGGTTGGGATACAAAAGAAATGATGACAGGCATCGACGGTGTCATGCAATTAGCAGCCGCGTCAGGTGAAGATTTAGGTTCAGTGAGTGACATTGTTACTGACAGTTTAACAGCATTCGGTTTAAAAGCAAAAGACAGTGGTCACTTTGCTGACGTGTTAGCACAAGCAAGTTCTAAAGCGAACACAGATGTTCGAGGGTTAGGTGAAGCATTTAAATATGCAGCGCCAGTCGCAGGTGCGTTAGGATACACTGTGGAAGATACATCAATCGCTATCGGTTTAATGAGTAACGCAGGGATTAAAGGTGAAAAGGCAGGTACAGCATTACGTACAATGTTTAGTAATCTCGCTAAACCTACAAAAGCGATGAAAAATCAAATGGACGAGTTAGGTATTTCAATAACTGACAGTCAAGGTAACATGTTGCCTATGCGTGATGTCATGGATCAATTGCGTGGAAAATTCAAGGGCTTATCTAAAGACCAACAAGCGAGCGCAGCAGCTACGATTTTTGGTAAGGAAGCAATGAGTGGCGCATTAGCTGTTATTAACGCATCTGACGAAGATTACAAAAAACTAACTAAGTCCATTGACAATTCAGCCGGCGCTTCAAAACGTATGGCAGACGAGATGGAAGGCGGTATTGGTGGCTCTATTCGTCGAATGAAATCAGCTATTGAATCACTTGCTATCAGTATTGGTGATGTTTTGGCGCCATATATCAAAAGATTAGCTGAATGGGTAGCAAATGCAGCAACTAAATTAAACGAGATGCCTAAAGGAACGCAAAAAGTCGTTGTTGGCTTAGGTTTAGTCGCCGCTGCAATTGGTCCATTACTTGTTACTTTAGGCGTAATGGTTTCAACAATAGGCGCTTCATTCAAAGTTTTAGGACCACTTTTCAAAGTTATAGGTAAACTTACACTTTTAACACGAGGTGCTAACGGACAACTAAAAATATTTACTGCAACGCAAAAAATTTGGAATGGCGTTGTAAGTGCATCGAAAGCTATTGCAGATGGATATAGATACGCTATTGCTAGATTAAGTACTTCACAAGCGATTGCAACATTAAAAACCAAGCTATCGACAGCTGCAACCAAAATTTGGACTGTGACAACGAAAGCGGCAGCGCTTGCGACACGTGGTTTAGGTTTAGCAATTAGATTTATGACTGGTCCAATCGGCCTAGTAATCACTGCAGTAGGATTATTAGTTGGTGGGATTATACACCTTTGGCGTACAAACGAAACATTTAGGAATGCAGTTATTAAAATATGGAAATCAATACAAGTCGGTGTAACCTCAATCATAAAATTATGGTGGAGCTTTATGAAAGGTTATTTCAAAATGTGGCAATTTGTTATAAAAACAATATTTAACTCAATTAAGAATTTTCTATTTAAAAATTGGGACTCTATTAAAAACAAAACACTAGGTATTGTTCGGTTGATGGTCAACGGCGTACGTAATCACTTCGTAAAAATGTACAACACTATAAGTAATATAATACAGAATTTGAAAAAATGGTTAGATAAAAATTGGTCGAAAATTAGGGATTCAGCAATTCACTATACAAAAAGTTTGTCTAATGGTGTTAGGAATATTTTTTACAAATTATATAACTATACTATAAATATTTTTAAGAATTTACGTAAAAATGTAGTTAATAATTGGAAGTTTATGCAAGGTAGTGTAGTTAAAATCGCTTCATTTTTATCGAAATCCGTTCGTCGTATCTTTAACAATATGGCTAACGGATTAAAGTCCATTATTGGAAGAATTAAAAGTCACATTGGTGGTATGGTAAGTGCAATCAAACGAGGTTTAAACGGCTTAATTAAAGGTTTAAACTGGGTAGGTTCAAAACTTAGCTTGCCTAAAATACCGACGTTGTCGACAGGTACACAACGAATTAATAGACACATCAAAACTACTCATGACGGTCGTCTGAAACATGGCACAATGGCTGTTGTGGGTGATAAAGGACCAGGCAACGGTCGAGGTATTGACGGACGTCGCGAGTTAATACAGTACCCTAACGGACGGACAGCTTTGACACCTGCAAAAGATACAACGACATGGCTTCCTAAAGGTTCACGCGTTATTAGTGGTAGCATGCGACAACAATATGAAGAGGCAGAAGGCGCAGGTATGTATCCGCGCTTTAGCGTAGGGACGTGGCTTGGTAAATCTACAAATTGGCTTGCGGATAAGGCAGGGGCGATAGGTAGTGCTATAAAAAATAGTGCGGGTTGGCTTACGGATAAAATCGGTGACGTTATGGATTTCATGGATAACCCAGGAAAACTTTTCAATAAAGTAATGTCTCTAATGGGCGTCGATTTTGGTGGTCTGACAAAAGGCATGGGCATTGTCGGTCAAATTGCACGCGCTGCATTTGCAAAAATCAAAAAAGGTGCAATTGATTGGATTAAAGGCGGATTTGACGCACAAGCGGGAGACGGTTCTGTATTTGACGGGTTTAGAATATTACAACCATATTCAGCACCACCAAAGGCACCTAACCCTAACTATCCATTTAATGGCGGTGTTCATCACGGTGTTGACTATGATACACCAGTCGGCACACCGATTCGTACCCCGATGGGCGGTCGTGTTAGAAGTTGGTACGACAATTATGGCGGTGGTAAAGCTATTACTGTACAAAAAGGTCGTACTTTCCTATGGTTCATGCACTTGTCTGAACAGTTGCGCAGAACAGGTGAACAAATTAAAGCAGGTCAATTAATCGGTAAATCAGGTAATACTGGTTCTATGACTAACTACCGACACTTACATTTTCAGGTCAATCAAGGTGGAGAAGCGAACCGATTTTCTACAGACCCGATTCCTTGGTTACGTAAAAATGACAAAACAGGTGGCGGTAAAGGTTATCCTGCCGGCTCAGGTGCAGCATACGCAAGTCGTGTTATCAGTCAAGCACAGAGTATTCTCGGCGGCAGATATAAATCACGTTACATTCATGACCAAATGATGCGCGTAGCAAAGCGTGAGTCAAACTATCAACCTAACGTAGTAAACAACTGGGACATTAACGCGTTGCGTGGTGACCCGTCAAGAGGATTATTCCAGATTATCGGTTCTACATTTAGAGCTAACGCTAAATCTGGTTACACTAACTTTAGTAATCCACTACACCAAGCGATTTCAGCAATGCGCTATATTGTTGCACGTTATGGTTGGGGTGGTTTCAAACGTGCCGGTGACTATGCATATGCAACAGGTGGATTAGTTCACAAAGGATTGTATCAATTAGGAGAAGAGGGTTATCCAGAATGGATTATTCCAACTGATCCATCACGAGCAAGTGATGCTGCTAAATTATTAGCATTGGCTAGTAAAGATATTAGTAAAAACAAACGTCCGAAGAACTTTAATAGCAGCGCTATCGGTAGTAATACTAACGGAAATAGTAAACTTGAAAGCAAATTAGACACAATGATTGGCTTATTGATTAAGCTAGTAGGTAGTAATGAAGAAATTGCAGATAAAGACTATACTCCTGTAATCGACAACTTTGGATTAAAAGATTTTATCAATGTAACAATGGATAAGCGTGAACGTGACAACTCTCGCAAAACTAGATATGGCGGAGGTGCTTTAATTTAATGAATGACACAATTTTAGTTAATGGTAAGTCACTTCCGTGGCTTTTTGTTCAAAGAGGGTTTAAAATACCCTCTTTTAATTTTGAGATAAAAACAGATGCGGTAAATGGACGGGCAGGAAGTGTATTTAAATCTAGAGGATTGTCAGAATATCGATTTGATTTACCACTAGTCATACACAATGATTTTCTTTCGCACAGTGGTATTAAATCACATGACGATGTTTTAAGTGAATTAGTTAAATTTTTTGATTACGACGAAGCAGTTAAACTTCAACTAAAATCAAAAAAGTGGTACTGGAATGCCTACTTTGAGGGCCCGTTTGAAATAAATAACAAAACAGAAAACAATATTAATGTGGTTACTGTAAAAGTTGTCCTCACTGACCCGTACAAATACGCTATTGATGGTAATCAAAACACTGCAATAAGCGACGCGGTTTCAGTTGTTAATTCAGGAACGGCGGACACACCAATTATTGTGGAAGCTAGAGCATTACAGAACTCTAACTACTACATGATTTCAAAAGGTGACGAGGATTATTTTATGATTGGCGATGATGACTTAGATAAGCCATTGAAAGATTATTCGCCTTTGATTTTAGAAGATGAAGCACGTTCTTTTTCAGGTTGGAACAAGCAAAACACGATTGATTTTACTGACAATCAAACTGGCGGAAAAGTTGGAGGCAGTTTTAGTCAATCGAGTTCAAAAGAAAGCTTTATTTTAAACAATGATTCTGTATCAGGTAGTGGCTGGAACGGTGCAATGTATAAACGGTCATTCAGTAAGCAAGCACAAGATTTTACGACAACAGTAAAAATTGGTGTGGGACAAAAAAATAAAGGCGCAGTAAGGTTCGCTCAGTACATTTACGATTCAGACAATCGTGTTATCGCTTCAATCGGCTATACTAATCCAAACGCTAAACAAGCAATAGGTACAATTATTGTTACTTTATTTGACCAATCAGGTAATCAACAAACGATATATAAATACAAAAACAATCCGAGACTATATAAACTCGATGATTTCGTTGTGTATATAAGATTAACGCGTAAAGACGATGTATTTACAGTAAAAAGTTGGAAGTACAAAGAGTTTCCGTATCCGTTGAGGAAAAAAGCGTTTGACGAGCATGAAAGACAATTTGTTGATGGCGGTAACTTTTATCAACGTCCGGTTGTAGCACTGTCATTGTATAGTGCTAAAAACGGCAATAACAATGTTATGCCTTTATACATTTTTGGAACTTACACACGTGAGTTACTATCACGACCAACTAACGCGCGTGACATGATTATTAAAAAAGGCGATTTAATAACGATTGATATGGCCACAAAAAATGTACTTGTGAACGAAGAATCATTCTTGTCTGAAAAAACGTTTGGTAGTAACTATTTCAACGTCGATAAGGGTCACACAGAACTAGTTATTAATCCGCCTGGTGTTTTTGACACTACTGTAAAATGGCAAGACAGATTCTTATAGAAAGGAGGTTATACATTGATCCACGTAATGAATTTTAAAGGTGAAATAGTTGATTTTATAGCGCAATCAGATAGTGCGGTAATTCAAGCGGTGCATAAACGCGACATTAACGAGCGTATAGAAACATTTGATTTTACGATATTGTCTGAACGCACAACTTACATGCAAGAACGTAATCGCATTGTCATTCAAGATAAAAACGGTCAGTATCGCGAATTTATTATCGATAGAATTTCAGCAGATATTGAGGGATATACCGAAGTCGAGACGGTCGCGTCGTACCTTGAAGATATAACAAAAGCGCGTCCCTACGCACCAGGCAAATTAGAAAAAATGACGACTAAACAAGCGTTGTCTGATGTGTTGAAAGACACAGGTTGGCAAGTATCTGACGCTACCGAATATGACGGCCTACGAACGACTTCATGGACATCTTATCAAACACGATATGATGTGTTATTACAACTGTGTACGACGTATAAAATGATGGCAGACTTTTATATAGAAGTTGGTTCGAATCGTGTGGATAAACGTCTTGTCGTTCTAAGAAAACGCAATCCTTTATTTAAAGGGAAAGAAATAACATACGGCAAAGACTTAACAGGTTTGAAGCGTACTGTTGACTTTTCAGAAATCAAGACAGCATTATTGTGTGTCGGTCCTGAGCAGCAAGAGGGCAAAAAACGTGTTGAGTTAGTCGTTAAAGATGACGAATCTCAAGCAAAATACGGTCTGCCTGGTCGATATAATTGGGGTGTATATGAACCTGAAACAGAAGACCAGAACATGACAGAATCGCGTTTGCGAACACTTGGGACAACAGAATTAAACAAACGCAAGTCAGAAGTCATCACATATGAAGTAACTGCGGTTGACATTGAAAAAGAATACAAACACGAAGTCATAAATTTGGGAGATATGGTACGTATTAAAAACCGAGATTTTACACCACCTCTATATGTAGAAGCTGAAGTTATTTCAGAAGAATATGACTTAATCAGTAAAGATGTAACTTATGGCTTTGGTACGTATAAAGAATTTAAAGAAAGTGACTTGAGAAGCTCATTTGACAGAAAATTAGACGCTATTCGCCAAAAGGTAAATGATAATTTTTCAAACGTTAATACGATAGTCAAAGAGTCGTTACAGGGTGAATTGCAGTACTTTGAACGTAAAATTTTGAAAGGTAATACACCGCCGGACAATCCAGTTAACGATTTACTGTGGTTAGACACGAGCAACCCTAAAGTATCTGTATTACGTCGTTATTGGAACGGTGAATGGATTAAGTCATCAGCCGAAAACGCTTCTGATGTAGGCGCTGTCACGCAAGAACAAGCGATGTATAGTGATTTAAGCAATACTTTTGTTAATCTAACTGTTCAACATAGTAGATTAATGCATGATGCGTCCGTAGCGTTAGAATCTGAATATCTTGTTGATACTGATATTAAAGTAGAAGTGAATAACAAATTGAACGATACTATCGGCGTGTTTAACGAGATAAAGCAAAACTTAGACAGTATGACATCAGAAACTGCAACAATTGGAAAACTTGTCGATACACAAGCGTTATTTCTTCAATATCGTGAGAAAATGCAAGCATTATACAACACGATTGAAAATGCAAAAATCGCAATTGATGAGCGTTTTAAGTTGCTACAATCACAGTACACTGATGAAAAGTTTAATGAAGCATTAAATAATGTAGCGTCTAAATTAGGGTTAACTGTTAATGAAGATAATCAACTTGTTGGAGAAGTTGACGTTTCCAAACAAATTAACGAATCCGTGCGTGAAATGACAAACGAAATGTTAAGAGACTACGTTACTTCTACCGAATATCAGAGTGATAAAAACGGTATTATAGAACGGTTAAATTCGGCCGACACAGAACGACAACAATTAAGTAACGAGATTAGCGATAGAGTTACATTAAGCGAATACAACAGTGGTATTGATAGTACAAAACAATATGCTGACGAACAAGTTAACAATTTAACTTTAGGTAATGTTAATCTTATTAAAAGTTATCATTCTCCGGAATATTTAAAAACAGCAACGGTTGAAGATGATTATAGCTTACTTTTTTCGACATCAGGAAAAAATATCAACTTCTTTTTCTATGACTCGAACGGCTATACAAATACACCGCTCGAAGCAAATACTGACTACATTTTAAAATTACATGAAGCTGATGAAAATGTTGAAATGGGTGTCTTTTACAATAAAGGACGTAACACTATTAAAACATATACAAAAGACAGGGTAATACGCTTTAACACAGCTGATAAAGTAGATTTTAGAATTTTATTAATTGCACGTGACGCAAATGTGCATGCTGGTAAATTAAGTTTATACAAAGGAACAAAAGAATTGGATTGGACACCTAATCCAGAAGATGTTAACGCTAAAATCGATCAGGCAAAAGCAAGCGCTGAAAAATCATCAAAAGCGTATACAGATGACAAAGTGCAACAAGTGAACCAAACACTCTCAACTCACGAAACACGCCTAACTCAGAATGGTAAAGATATTGCGTTAAGAGCAACACAAGAAGAGCTCAATGCTAGTAAAAAAACATTATCACGTGTGATTGCTGATTTAACTGTAAACACAACGACTGGATTAACGATGACATATGACGAAAATGGTGCGATTCAATCTCACACTATCGGTCCGGACGGTATCAAGTTAAAAGGTGATAGAGTAGACATTACAGTTAACAAAGACTTTAATGTGTTAGTGAATGATGTTTCTAACAAAGCTGATGAAACTAACATTGTCAATAAGTTAAATCTGTCACACGAGGGATTAGATATTAATGTAAACAATATCGGCATTCGTGGAGGCAGCAGCACATCATATGTTGACATTAGAAACGATTTAATCGAATTAAGTGGTGAGTATACACGTACATTCAGAGGGGACACACAAAAAGATTATGTCTACACAAGAATGAAAGATGGTTTGTTAAGATTTAGAAATAACACACGCGATCGTTCTCTTTATTACTCAGATTTTGGAATATCGACGTATGTTGATGGTGATGCAAATGAATCTTCAGGGACATTACAATTTTTCGATTACACTTATAGTGATAATGCTAGAGGTGTCACTTTGAATAGTGCGGCTGGTGTTGTTGCATTACGTTCAGATAATAATCGTATAATTTTAGATGCGTCAGGTACTGTGAATATAGAAAGTGCTGAATCATCTGTTTATATCAGACCTATGCGCAATTCTAGGATTGGTAACAACGAATTTCGTTTTTGGGTAAAAGACAATGATAATGCAGATGACACAGACGGTGTTATAAGTTTTGGTTCAATAACAACAGGATATGCAGCAGGTAGTAGTATACGTCTTGATAAATCAACAAAAACAAGTTTTGTGTACGCGACTAATAATAATGGTGATATTGGTACTGGGGATTTTTATGCTCGAGATTTATATGGGAATCTAAGAGCTAAAACAACTAATCAATACGCATTAGTTGCCTATGACGGTGAGTTTCGTGTTACAGATAAAAACGGGGCAACAGGTAGCTCAATAAATTATCGACCAATAAGAGTTTCGGAAATTAAAACGACCGAGGGCGGTGCTTTTTCTAATCACAGTGGTAAAAATGTATATTTCGGCGTAGGTTATAACGAATTGCGAATAACAGCTAATAATTTTTGGAATGGCGGTAATCCACAATATCAAGATATACGATTTAAAAACTGGACAGCAATGTCGCACGAGAAATATAAATACGACATCGAAGAATGGGATTATAATGTTTTAGATGTGTTCAAAAACGAGCTTCAATTGCATTGTTATAAGGTCAATTCCGAAGCAGCCACAAAATACGCAAGAATTCACCATGGTATTGTTTTGAGGGATAATAGTAATCTAGATAAATTTCCAGTCGAATGGCGTAATGGCGATGGTTTTGACGGTAATGAAATTATGTTTTGGAACACAAAAGCGATTCAAGAGTTAGTTTTTAAAGTAGAAGAACAAAACGAAAAAATCAAAAAACTGGAGGAACAATTAAATGAACAAACTACAAGCTAATCCACAATTAACAATTGATTATCTAACGCAAGAGGTCGCACGACTTACACAAGAGAATGCAATGTTAAAAGCAATCATTCAAGAACAAAATACAGATAATGAAGCGTCTGACGAATAGTTAGGCGTTTTTATTATATATAAAATTATTTTAGGAGGAATTTATAATGGAGCAATTTACAGAATTTTACTTAGTAGAGGTTAATAAAAATGGTGAGGAAAGTGCGTTAATGCAAAATTATTCAAATAGTTTTGTACGTGGCGCATCACCTGCAAACGCGTACAAATTTAAAGATGAGGAGCAAGTTAAAAAGGTATGTGCAATGCAAAACATGCTCGCAGGAATTTTTAACAACGGCACAAAAACGTATTATGTTAAACAAGATGTGACGCGTACTAAATTAGATGAAAAAGGTGAGCCGTACACTTTAGAAGATGAGTAGGTGACATAATGTTTGGCTTTATGAAACGAAGAGAGCATGAATGGCGCATCATGCGTCTAGAAGAAAATGATAAAGATATGTTTAAAAAGTTAGATAACATTGAACATAGTCTCAGAACTCAAGAAAAAGTTTATGACAAGCTTGATAGAACTTTCGAAGAGTTAAAGAAAGACAGATTGAAAGAAGAACAAAATAAAAAAGAGAATGCTAAAAATATTCGAGAACTAAAAATGTGGATGCTAGGTGTTATAGGAACTATCGCAAGTACAATTATAATCGCTATTTTACGTACTTTTTTTGGTATTTAAAGGAGGTGATTACTATGTTATTCGGTTATAGTTTTTGGGCGTGTTTTTGGTTCGGTAAATGCAAACGATAATTAAAACAAGGTCGGCGCTTATGCGTCGGCTTTTTATTTTAAGGAGGATTATATATATGAATAAATCAATGGCATTAAGAACAGCAGTATTAATTTTAGCTTTAGTGAATCAATGGTTAGCTAATCACAATATGTCACCACTTCCAACAACAGAAGACGACCTTAACACGCTTATTTTAACAGGTGCGGCATTGTGGACGTGGTACAAGGATAATCCTGTGTCGAAAGAAGCTAAGTGGGCAAACCAAAAGCTCAAAAAGTACAAAGCTGAAAAGAAGTTTGCAAAAGCAACAGGGCAAGCACCTATTAAACAATCGGTAGAATCAACTAACCCATATGATGATATGGATCAAAATATTTAGGAGGTGAGACTCAATGAGAACGAAACAAGAAGCAATTAACTGGATAAATAAATCGGTGGGCAAACAATATGATTTTGATGGCGCTTATGGCTACCAGTGTTACGATTATGCTAATGCTTACTTCAATTATATGACTGGTTTAGCGCTGTACGGCATGTACGCTAAAAATATTGCTATCGATAACGCCAAAACATTAGCTAGCGTCGCAACAGTATATAACAACACACCAAACTTTTTACCGCAAGCGGGCGACATTGTCTTATTTAATGGTCGTTACGGAAACGGTGCGGGACATGTCGCAGTCGTTACACAAGCAACGTTAGACAGCTTTGAAGTCGTTGAGCAAAACTGGCTCGGTGGAGGCTTTGTCAACGGCTTTCCCGGTTGGGAAAGAGTCACAAAAAGATGGCATTACTATGACAATCCAATGAAATTTATTCGATTGCATTATGCTGAAAAGAAAACGATTAAAAGTATTCTACCGGCTAAAAAACCTAAAGCAGTAAAACGTAAAATCGTTTTGGTTGCCGGTCACGGATATAATGATCCTGGTGCTGTTGGAAACGGCACAAATGAGCGTGACTTTATCCGAAAGTATATTGTTCCTAACGTAGCTAAACATTTGCGCACAGCTGGGCATGACGTGTATTTATACGGTGGTTCTACAATGAAACAAGATTTGTATCAAGACACTGCATACGGCCAACGTGTAGGTAATCGTAAAGACTATGGTATGTATTGGATTAAAAACGTACAAAAACCAGACGCGATCATTGAGTTCCATCTTGATGCAGCAGGTGCAATGGCTAAGGGAGGACATGTTATCATCTCAGGACAATTCAAAGCTGATTCAATCGACAACACAATTCAGTCTGTAATCAAGTCGAATGTGGGGCAAATTAGAGGCGTGACACCACGTAACGACCTCTTGAATGTAAATGTATCGGCAGAAATTAACGTCAATTACAGACTGTCTGAGCTAGGTTTTATAACGAGCAAAAAAGACATGGATTATATAAAAAAGAATTACGATAAATACGCTAAAGACATTGCGGGTGCAATTCACGGTAAACCAATTGGCGGTGCGCCTCCAAGTAAAAAGCAGGTTAAACAAACGACGTGGAACTGGGGCGGTGTATTCTACCCTAATCAAGCAATTAAAGTTAGACGTGAACCTGGATTAAAAGGTGAAGTGGTCGACAAAGGTTCGTGGCTATACAATAAAAACGATTGGGTTGAATTCTACCAAGTTATTAAAAAAGATGGCTACTGGTGGATTAAGTTTAAATACCAAGCGCCAGGAGCAAGCAAAAAGTTTTTCTATTGTGCAGTATGTAAGATTACTGACAAAGAAGAAAAAATTAAAAAAGAAAAATACTGGGGCAGTATTAAGTGGGCATAATGTGGTATAATAACAGCACACGACATGATTAAAGGGTAGCTTACACAGCTACCCTCTTTTTTTATATTCGTTGAATAATTCAAGCGCTACACCATTACGCAACGCAACGTCTTGATACAACTTCTTATACACATTAAGCATTTGCTTATCTGTGCTTAACTCCTCATCACTATCAATTACATCATACATGCTTTCAAGGTCTTCATGAAAATACCGTTGCATAACTTTAGCGAAGTCGTTTAATTCTTTTTTATCAATACCGCGATAACTTTCATTCACATCAGTAATATGTGTTTGTATTAAATCATTAACGATACTTTCAACAGTCGTATTGTCTTGCTGCGCCATCTTATTAAGATACTGATAGTTTAAGTCATCAATGTTAAGTATTAGTTTCATTTTTTAGAACTTCTCTCGATATATGATGTAATCAAATGTTCAACCATGTTACTCATACTTCTGTTTTCTTTTTTAGCAAGTTCCTTTAATTTGTCTCGATTATCTTTTGAAACTGTAACGCTAATTCTTGTGTTAGTATCCTTTATCATTTTTATCACCTCACAAATAATATAGCACAGTGCCGACACTTTTTAAATGAAAACATAAATTAGTGCTTGCATAGTGCATGCACTTGTATTATAATATAGACATAAGGTAATCACAGGAGGGCACAAACAATGACTAAAGCGCAATTAAAAATCATTATGAAAACTGCATGGGGCGAAGCGAAAGAAGCGGCTAAAAAATTTGGTGGTAAATCAAAAGAGTATATATCAGAATCTATGAAAAATGCTTGGTCTTTACTGATTGAAGTTTGGGGCATCACGAAAAAATATGATGTTCAAGAAGGCAAAGCGACATACAAGCAAATTAACTACATCGAGTCACTAATGTCACAATTAGATAAAATGAATATAGACTATACTATTACTAAATCATATAGAGCTTATAAAAATAAAGGACGATGGATGTTAAAAGCAGACGCTTCGTCTTTAATCAGTGAATTAAAAGAATACAAAAAAAGATTCTAAAAAGGAGAAATGAAAAAATGAACAAATGGATTATTTACACAGGAAAAACAACGGATATGAAGAAAATATACAGAGCGGAGGGTAGCACTTATGAAGAAGTGTATAATAACTTTGTGGAAAAATACGGTTATGATGTCTTAGATGAAGACATCTACGAAATCCAACTTCTGAAAAAGAATGGAGAAAACCTTGACGAGTATGACGTTGATTTCGACGGTATCCATAATCTCGAAAAATTGGAAGAGTTTAGAGAATCTAATTATACGAATCTAGAAGATGACGATTACAGAGAGTTGTTTGAAAACAGCAGTACTCAAGTTTACTATCATGAATTTGAGATAACACACGAATAA